AAGTTTTGGGGTCTGGTAGCTGTCGCGCTTTTTCTTCCTCGTTTTTGTTGAGGATGCTTGACAGGTCTACAGCCTGAACATCAAAGTTAGTCGTCATTTTCGTCTTTCAGTTTACGCACGAGGTCGCCAATTTCACGCTGTGCGGTCTGGAGACCTCGGATGACCCCGCACAACTCTCGATAGTGGGCGTAGTCTTTCGACTGCCCCTCTATCAAAGCCTCTGAATGACTCTTGACTTGCTCCTCAATTTTTCGATTGAGGTGCTCTAAAATTTTGTCGTCCATTTGTCCTCTTAGTTCTCCGGCGATTTAGCAGCCGGCTTGTTCTTAGATTCCATCAGCTTGGTCCGCATCTTGATCAATGCTTCTTGCTGCTTCTGGGCCATTTTTTGGTCAAACTCCTGCTGACGCTGAGCCATTTCCTGCTCGTGCAGTTGTCTGTCCATGATCATTTCTTGCTGCATCTTAGCTGCGGCAATCTCTGGGTTTTCTCCTTGGCGGCTTGCAGCCTCTTGGGCTTTGAGTTGCAGTTCTGCCTCGCGGATAGCCAAGTCGCCTTGCACCTTTTGAGCTTTGATCTGAGCTTCTTGCGCTTTGAGTTGCAGCTCTTGTTGTTGCATTTGGATCAGTGGGTCTTGCGCCATTTGCTGAGCTTGCTGCTGCGCCGCTTGACCCTTGCTTTGAGCAAGAACTTGCTGTGATGCTTGAGCCACCAAACGTGACAACTGGACTTCGACGTCCTCTGGCAAATCTTCATCTGGCTTGGGCATTGGAACGCCCAACTGCTCTTCGACTTTTTTGCGATAAGCAAACGCCAAGTGCTCTGCAATGTGCGCCTGAATCTCGGCCATCATCTTCTGAGCTTGTGGGTTTTGTCCGATCTGCGCGGCCATCAGTGGGTCTTGCATCAAAGCCATGTGCACAGCGATGTGAGCATCGTGGTCTTGATAGATAAACGCCTTTGTAGGCTTGCCGTTCAAGAACGCCATGTTTTCGGACACTGGATCGCGTGGCTTCATGTCGTCTTCAATCGGCACGAGCTTCTCAGCGTTGCGCACGCCAAGCACTTCGATCATCTGACGGTGCAAGTAAGGCAAATCGTAAATCTGTGGAGCGCTTGAGGCCAACTGGATCACAGCTTGGTACTGCATGATCCGCTGGGCCATCGTCGAGCTGTTGGGGTCCGACACTGGAATGACTTCCACGATGTCGTAGTCTTCCCGCTTTGCCATGCGGTCGCCGCCTTGTGGCTCGTACTCGTATTCGCTCGGCGTGTTGTCGCGGATGATGTCCTTGAGCAACTTAAACTCTTGCTTCATCGAGAAGTGCACACGGGCCTGCACGGCGCTCATGGTCTTGAGTTGACGCTCAAGCAAAGCCAGTGTCGTGCCCACCGGTGCGTTCGCGCTCATGTCGCTGATGTTCATATCAGCAATCGAGCCAAGGCGTCGGCCTTCTTCTGTGATGCGATCAAGCAACTGAGCCAGAACCTGTGACGGTTCTTTGTATGGCAGCGGCATGATGTTGTCGCGCACCACACCACTTGGCACATCTACATCTCTCCACTCGCCGGGAGCAATCGGAGTGTCATCACCTTTGATGCGAAGGCCGCGTGCCTTCAAGCCACCGGGCAAGTTAGACAACGTACCAGCGTCAATCAATTGGCGGATCAACGATGTACCAGCGCGCGCGTAACCACCGATCAAGTGGATGTAGCCAAAGCCATAAGCACCAAAGCCGGGCACGTAGTCATACTGAACAAAGTGCTGGCGCTTGAGCTTCTTAGGATCGCTCTCGTTCCAGTTGCGATAGATCGACAGAACCTTGTTGGTTCCCTTGTCGATGGTCACGATATAAGGCAGTGCGATACCGTCTTCATCCTCGTAACCGGGCATGTCGTAGTCCACTTGAATCTCAAGGAACTGATAGCGGTCATCATCGCTGACGGAGTAGCCTTGCTCTTCGGCTTTTTTCTTCTCAACGTCGTTGTGCAAAATGACGGGCTCACCCAATTCAACGTCACGATAGAAGCCTGCAACCTGCAGTTTCTTGACGTCGTTCTTGGTCTTGCGCATCACATGGGTCACGCGCTCTGCAGATCGAGCACCAGATGAACCATAAGGGATGATGATGTCTTCGGCAGGGCAGAAGATCGATGTCTGACGTCCCAAACTTGGATCGAAATACACTTTCTTAAAAGCAGCGCCAGCAAGGCCCAAGTTGAACAGCATGCGCTCATGCTCTGGCCGATATTCAGGCATGCCATCGACCAACTGGAAGTTCATATCCGTGCGGACTCGCTCGGCTGCATCTTCCTTGAGCTTGTCAATCGCGCCGATGATCTGCGTCTTCACTGGACCCTGAGCCGGGAATGTCTCGATGATGGTCTCAGACTGAAAGCGAACAGCAGCTTCAGTCAACAGAGTAGAGAAAACACCGCAAGCTCCTGTCCAAGGATCGGTGCGCTCTTCGTATTTCATGCCAAGGACTTCCAAGCCCTTAACGTACATCTCGACCCAGTCCTTACGAGAAGCAATATCAGACTCAACTTCGCCGACCAAATCAGAGCCCAGCTTCTCAAGCTCACCCTCATCCATGAATTCGGCCAAGTTGGCATCAAACGCCGGCTCATCATCTTCTGGCATCAGGTCAATCGCCACGCCATCGATACCAACCATCACATCATCCGGGTTGTCGATGATGATCTCCAAAGCAGGTGTGTCGTCCTGCACGATGTCTGAAAAATCCAAGCCAGTCGGGGCCGGTGTAAGGGACGAAACAATGCTGCTCGCTGCCATATCAATCCTTAGTAGAAAGCGGTTTTACGCCGGAAGGACAAAGGTTCGTCCTGCTCGTCGGATTCTAGTCTTAAGAACCCGCCTTGTCGAAATCTCGTGATCGCCATAACAGCCGTGTCAGCCAAGTCATCGTGCGCCGCGTTAGGAAAAGACGCCATCTGATCGATCAACTCTCTGGCCCAACGCGTATCCGGCGCCCAAACTTTCCCAGCTTGGAAAATCGGCGCAACCGTATTCATACGAGCGATCTTGTCGTTTGACTGCTGACGAGTCCCTCGGCTCGGCGTGTAGCCCCGGATAAAAATATCAGCCTGCTGGTTCAATTCCTGAATCAGCGAAGCGCCAGCGGCTTTGGCTTCCACGATACAGTCATCCGGCTCCCACTCCAAATAGTGCGCCCGAGCTTTTTCCTTGAGCTCAGGGAACTCCATCCGTTTTTGGAAAGCGTCCAGCAAAATGATATTCGGGTCGTTCGGGTCTTCGTTCAAATAGAACACACCCCACGTCGTGCAAGCAGAAAAGTCGGACCGCTCGTTTTTCGTAAACGCCGTGTCCCATGCCTGAATAATAAACTCACACTGCGGAGGATCGTCTTTCTCCCAGACCATCCACCAATCCCTCTTGACAATAGCACCTTCCTCACCGGTCGGAGCCTGTTGGTACTGGGCATTCCACTTGGCCGGTGGAAGTTCTTCTTTTAGAGCTTCCAGAAGTTCAAGCGACCAGAACTCAGGCCAAAGGGGATTCCCAGAAGGAAGAATGGCCGGAAACTCGATCACCCTCCACTCATCGGCCTTACCTCTTTCCGCGGCATCTTTTAAAACCCGGCCAATGAGGTCGTTCTCGCTCCAGCGCGTCGCAATAATGATGATCGCCCCGTTCGGCTGAAGACGCTGACGAGGCCCAGAGGTGTACCACTCATACGCCTTGTCATATATAGAAGGGTCATGCGCCGCTAAAGTAGCTTCCCCTTCCGTATGCGGGTCGTCAATAATGACCAGATCAGCACCCCTACCGGTCATAGTTCCGCCAACGCCGATAGCGAAGTACTCACCCACGTCATTCACAGCCCAGCGACCAGCAGACTTCGAGTCCTGCCGGATATTCGTACTGGGAAATACCTCGTGGTACTGCTCACTCATCACCAAGTTTCTGACCTTCCGGCCAAAGCCAACTGCCAGTTCGCCCGTATTTGATGCCTGCATGACCTTCTTATCAGGAAACTTACCCAAGAACCAAGCAGGCAGCATGTACGAGCCAAACTCAGACTTCGTGTGACGAGGAGGCATCGAGATCGCCAGCCTCTTCAACTTACCAGAAGCTATCTCCTCAAACGCCTTCGCCACGACAGCATGGTGTCTCCCGTGAATAAACCCCGGCCACATCTTCTTGACGAAAGCCATGAACGACGCCTGACACTTCTCCCTCTCCACAGCAGCTTTGTACTCAACCACCTGCTCCAAGATTTTCTCTTGCTCATGAATAGGCAGCTTCTTTATCAGCTCCTCAAGGTTCTTCATCCAAGTTCCTTCAAGTGCTTGAAATTTATATACGCCGGCCGAATCGTCCTACCCACCCCATCCATCTTCTTGATCACTCCCAACTCCACCAACCGGTCCACGATCCTCTTCGTAGACCCTATCCCCATCTTCCCACGTACGTACGCAATATCCCGCAAGGTGGGCGAGAACCCATACTTCTCCCACCACGCATCAATCACATCAAAAACTTCCCTCTGCGCCGGACTCATACCCGCCTCCATACACTCATCCCTCGTAGGATCACTACGCCGAATCTTCATGTCCCTGTGGATAACTTTTTTTGCGCAACCAAAGCGTTTTGGTTGCCGCGTTGTTTTCTCATTCATATGCAATTTTCAACTAGAACTATTTGCATCATTCAGTTTTTTGCGAGGACTGCTTAATTTTTAAGCAATATACCCCCCGGTGGGTCGCTTTCCAACGATGACGGGGGGGTCTCCTGTGTAGAGGGGTTTGTCGGAGAGGCTGCCGAATTGGGAAAGAGGGGGTCTGGTTCGTGTGGAATAGTATGCATAGAGGTCAGGGACTCCGCATCATCAGAGCGGGGGGTCGGGGGAGGGTGGGTCGCGTCCCCAGCCAGTTCGCGCATCAGGTCCTCCGCCTGAGCATCGATGATGGTCGCGTCTTCCGCGGTTGCGTTGCTTAGCTGCTTGAGTTGGGCCATGATCGCCGCGCGCGCATCTTCGCTGCTTGTGATGGTCCGCACCTCTTTGCGCTCGGTGAAGGCTGCAACCTCAGTCACAGTCCCGAGCACCTTAGCAGCCGCCGTGATTTGACCCGGTTTTGCGTAAGGGTCGATGATGACTTTGACCAGTGATTGAATGACAAGCTCGCGTAAAGCAGCGGGGTTTCTATGTTTCGCCCCCTCCAAAGCCAGTTGGTAGGCCTCAATTTCCGCGTGTATATCGGGACGGGCCTTCAGCTTGTGCGCCTGATTCCCTTGCGTTTTGGGTTTGGCCTTGCTGTTATAGGCCCTTCGGTAAGCCTCAGCCCCGGTCGAACCCTTCGCCACTTCGAGCGCAAATGCCTTTTGTTTCGCGGTCAACTCGCGGGCTGCACCCTTTCCAAGGATGTGGGAGACGGGGACTGTATCCAGTCCTTCCCTTATTTGGGCCTTGGTTAGCTTAGTAGGTGTCTTGGGTGTCTTCATGTTGGGGATGTTAGGGGAACAACGGAGGGACTGCAACGCTTCGCTATAAACAAGCCCCGCGACACCCTCCCGCGGTCAATAGCCCCGATCAATCACCACACCCCGCCAGCACAGCAAGCGCACGCCCTGAAGCCCCGCCGAATAGCTTTCCCCTATGATCAAATCGTATCGCTGCAAACCTTGGTTTTCAGAATAATTTTTCAACGATAAAAACAAATCATTGGACCAACAGTTGACAAGTCACGACAATACTCAACAGGCAGGACGACACCCGACCTGACACATAGGAGCAAACAGCATGACTCACGTTTACATCGTTATCGACCCAGCCAAGGGTTTCATTTACGGCGTTTATTCCAAGTATTCAGACGCCATGGTGGTATTCAGCACACTGGCGGACGACACCCCGGGCTTGCGAATCAGCACCGAGCCAGTGATAAACAAGGCCGCCCACTTCCCCAACAAGTAAACCCACCACAGGAGCCAACACCATGAAAGCCTACAAGCACCTCATCAAGTACGCACTCGCCAAGGGCTGCACCGTCTCGGTCTGGGACGGCGAAGAGTGGCAGGTAAAGCGCTCGACCAGTTTCAAGGCAATCAACGATGCCGTGGAATCGGTCGAAGAGGCGGCGCTCAGGATTCGCAGCGCAGAGGGTGACGTACTGGTCAACAGCGTGACCGTTTCGGCCTTTGGACTGGAAGACGAAGAAACGATTGTGGACTACACCGTGTGCCCCTTCATGGACGCATACGAGGAAGCCACAGCCTAAACCACCCCGCCCGGCTAACCACCGGGCACCAACAGGAGACCGCACCATGTTTCGCACCTACATCACACTCAGCAAGGCAGGCCATTACACCGTGACCATTCACAAGAACCGCCAGCCAGTCTACACAAAGCGCCTCATCAGCAACATTCAAACCGCTCGCCACATCGCAGCCGAATGGATTAACCAACAGGAAACCGCAGCATGACCACACCGCAAACCATCGCCGCCCAGCTTCGCTCGGACTTGTTCGCCGAACGCGCCACCATCGCCGAGGCCATGACCTTCGCTTATGGACTCATTCACACCCTCAGACCGCAAGACCGCATAGCAGCCCTCACCGCGCTGCACGTTCTCGCCAACACCATCGCCAACGCAATAACCACCACAGAAAACGAGCCGATAAAAATACTTCGCCAGTTGGTAGAAGAAGCGGACGAAACAGGAGGGAACCGCCGCACCGTTACCCGCTATTCAACCGACAAAGCCCGAGCCATTCTCAGCAAAACCACAGGAGCTTGAACCATGACCGCACTCAAAACAATCACCGCCGCCGCTTTGCTGGTCATCGCTGCAGCCGCAGCAAATAACGCTATCCCTTACGACTGCCACACCGACACCGAGTGTGAAGCAGCAGAAGCCGCCCGGTGCTGGATTCTCTGCCAATGACAGGAGCCCAAACCATGAAACGCATAGAACACGCCCCGCATGACGCTGCATATATCGGCAGCACCGAAGGCCCCGACCAGATCAGCGAAGAAACCGCCGACCGCTTAGACGATGCCACCGCCCCCGCTTACATCCAAGACCCAGACGGAAGCCGCCATTTTTTCGACCTTTGCCCCGTTTAACCCCAAGGAGATAACACCATGAAACCCCAAGACCTTGAACTACTCGCAGCCGCCGCCCTGATGCCCGCAGGATTTCGCCACCATGCCCACGGAGAGCCAACACAGCCCGCGGCAGTGACCGCTGCCGCAGCGCTCGCCGCCAAAGTAGACGAATTAGGCACCCTTCACGCAGCCATCGCCGACATGAAACGCAAGGCCGACACCATCCGCACCGAATTAGAAGATGCCGGACTTGCCGACATTGAAGGCCAACTCTACCGGGTGAACTTCGCCCAATGCGCCGGAAAGACCCTCACCGATTGGCAAGCCATCGCCAAGCGCCTGAAGGCCAGCCCCCAACTTATCCGCGCATACACCAAGACGGGCGAAGCCAGCACCCGCATGACAGTAAAAGCACGCCAGACACACTAAGGAGCCAGCAAAATGGGCACTACCTGCTATTTAATCAACGCCAGCCAGACCACCAAAGCCACCATTGAACGCGACCAAACACAAACCCCCATCCCCGGAGAGCGCCACGGGTTTGGCTTTGACTATTTGGTGATGAAGGGCGCGACCGGATACGGAATCATGCACCGCCAAGACAAGGACACCGGAGAAAAAACACACTTCGGAATTGTTTTCAAAACCAGCCGCCACAAAACCAACCACTCGGGCATGACCGAATTTTGCGTAAAGGAAATCACCGAAGACATGGGGCCAGTGCAAACAGACGCCCCCGCCAAGATGCTGGATATGCTGGACCGACTCGCACCGAACCCGACAGGGTACGCCGCGGACTGGCGCAAAGCCTGCCGGGAAACAATCGCCCGGAAGAAAAAACCCAAGGCCAAGCCAGCAGCAGGCCAGCGCGTGACTTATGGGGGACAGGCTTACACGTTAAGCCACCCAGCAGGCCCCCGGAAAGGTTGGATTGTGCACAGCGACATGGGCGCACGATACCGCATGAACGCGCAGCAAGTAAACCAAGCATTAAGAGCGCCACCACCACAGTCGCCCGAGCCGCCGCGCAGCAAAGAGCAAACGCCCGAGCAGTTTTTCAAAGATCATTTTCTGTTTGTCCGAGTGGGTGACCCAGCATGAACCGCCAGCACTTCACCATGAACCCAGCACTCCCACACCCCGACAGCGACAGCGACCCGGTGCCGATGCCACTAGACGAGGCAATAGCCTTTGCCCTTCGGGTTTTGAAAGACCCGACCGCCGACCAATGGATGCGCCAAAAAGCCGCAGACGAACTG